TGTTTGCTCGATCTTTGTCCAATTCATAGGATAACCCATCAACATTTCGCAAAATGTCGGATTGAGCTTCCCACCAACTTTGGTACTTACCTTGTTCACTACATCGTTTAGTTTTGCTCCGAATTTCGTTCCAGTTCCAACTCTCGTTACACTCCACCCTACTGAATTTTGTTTTACTGTTTCTGGAGGAGCCACTACATCCATTTGACAACTTGCCGAAGGTGTTGGATACATTGTGTGAACTACTTGAGTTAGAGGTGGCTTTTGACCCCCCGAAGATTTCTTCCTTGGGTTTTTGAACTCGTACTGATCGAATGTTGTCGGTGTTGGAAATGTTTTTCTCATTACATCCGATGATCCAGACACGTTTTCTTTGATGCCATGCACCTTTACCGCTAGCTGGAATAATAAGACTTTGCACTTCGAAACCTTCGCTTTCCAAGTCATCGTGGATCTGTCTGAACACCATGCCGTCTTGGATGTTAATAATCCCTTCAACATTTTCGCCAATAAACCATTTGCATTTTTGCTCGGATATAATTCTAATAGTTTCATCCCAGAGGAAGCGATCATCGTCTGTTCCTCGTCTTTTTCCCGCAACGGAGAACGGCTGACATGGAAATCCAGATGTAACAATGTCTGCTTTAAATCTTTCTCCTTTGACATTTCTTACTTCATCCTCAATGGGTATATTTGGAAAATTCTTTTGTAATACTTTTTGGCAAAATTTATCTTTTTCAACAAAAGCAATAGTTTTAAAAAATCCTGTGCTTTCCAAACCAAGACTAAAACCACCAATGCCAGAAAATAAATCAAGTACATTCACAGATCCCCTTTGTTTCTAAATTCTTTGACTTGCTCGTCTAATTTTTTAGTAAGATCTTTATTCTCCTGGCTTAAATTTTTATTAAGTAGCTTGACGTTAGCGTTTTCTTCTGAAAGTCGATCAATGTCTTTTTTTAAACTTTCTATTTTATTTTGAAAATCTTTCTTCTCTTTTGCTCTAGCTTTGTTTTGTGTAATAATATCTGGTATTCCCCACCTTGTTTGATCTGTCATATTTTTTTACGCCTTCCAAATAAAGTTCTCCAAAACCAAGATCGGCAAATAGATATAGCTGTAAAAATAACTGCAATGTGAAAGCTCTCTAAAACAGTTGGATACAAATCAAAAAATGGAAATATATAAAGTTGAATAACTGTAGATAAAATCAAACCACTTCCAACATCTATAAAAGTTTCAAATAAATTTCTCATTAAAAAGTAATTTCCGTAACTTCTTGAACCCAAGCACCAGGAATAGTGTTTGTGTTGCCAACTGTTAAAGTTCCATCATCAGCATCAATAGAATAGTCAGCAAAGATAGTTATTAAATTTTTAGTGTGAATTAATCTATGACCCTTGGATATGCAGATAGCGGGTTTTAATTTTTTAGCTTTATCAACACTCATCCAGGAATTATCAGCCAACGTATCGAACCACTTAACCTCAACAAAAGGATAATCATCAATAGTTCCAGTTAATACTTTTTTCTTACTCATAAAAATTAGTTGGTAAAACTTTGCCTTTTGTTTTTTCCTTAATTTTTTTCATCCAGGCTGGCCTAGGAATTCTTGATCCTTTACACCATCTTAAAACTGTAACTGCTGGAGAAACCCCAGTAACACCAATGAAATCTGCTAATTTTTTGTATGATAAACCTTGTTTAATTCTAAATTGTTCTAGCTGCATAGCCTGGAGTTACAGATATAATACCTTATTGGCAATAGCTAAAACCAAAAAGACTAACTTATACCTAAGATGCTAACAAATATGCCTGGTTGTATAATTATTAATACCAACAAAGTTAAGCTGTTGACAAATAAGTCATTTGGTAAGATAGTGCCAATATGGTAAAGAAAATTACAAACATAGATAATTATAAAAACTTTGATAACAAAAAAAATAATCAAATTAACAATATGGCATTTTTAAAACAAAAACTTAACGAAGTTGGTATGCCACAAAAAGAACTGGCACAAAAATTAAAACGTAATGTTGTTACTGTTACTCGTTGGGTAAATGGATCAAGAGAAATATCAGCAGAGAACGCTATTAAAATTGGAACTATTTTAAATTGTGATCCAGCAGAGATATTATTTCCAGAAAAAAAATTAAAAGCAATAGAAGTACATTCATATACAGATTTAAGTTTTATGGTTAAAGATTTAACTAAAAAATATTACAAAAATGTTATGGTTCCAGATGGTTATTATACACCAGCAACAAAAGCAGTTAAGTTTTTTAAAATTGGTAATCAACACCACGAAGAAATATTTTTATTTGAAAGATATGGAACTGAAAATAATTATGAAGGTTTCCATGAAGATAGTATTGGTAAAATTTGTTATTTAGAACCAACAGCTAAAAAAGCAAAACAAGGTTGTACTCCAATAATGGCATTAGTTAAAATTAATGAAACCACACCAAATTATTCTTTAGATTTATTAAATCCTAAAACTGAAAAACCATTAAATGATATGTCTATTGGTGTAAATCCAGATTGGATTAAAGTATGCGCGCCAAAAAAATGCTCTTTTTTTGAAAGATATAATCATAATTTTATTTCAAAAAATTTACATCAAAACAATTCCCATTAGTTATACAACCTCATAAAGAAACCAATTTGGTATATCAAGTTGACAATAAGGTTATAATGTTTACAGATTGTTCTCATAAAGTATTTGATTTGTTTTATGATTACAAAAGAACAAGCGTTAGCAAAAAAAGTTACAGACGATTTTTTAGATAACATTAAAGATCTGCCAGAGTGGGTAGAGTTATATAAAATAAATCATCATTCCCCTTCTCAATTAAATGCAGCAGACGATATGTGGAGTTATAAATATTTATATCTTACTCAAGAACAAAGACGCAAGCTGCCAATTAATTCTAAAATGTTTTGTGGTGTGTGCCTTGGCGATATGGGTATTTTAACTTTTGGAAAATATTTATGGGAAAGTAAAATTGGTAAAGGTTTAGTTAAAGTAGAGATCCCACCACAAAGAAAAATTTTTGATAAAATTTTAGAAAAATATAATGCTTATGAACCAGTAGATGAAACAGACAAGGCTCAACACGATGTCGGAAGATTAGGTTTAGCAAAATCATTCCAAACTTTAAAAGAAGGATTAAGAGAAATTAATTTAACCTCCCCTATTGAATGTGAAAGATCTGTAGCTTTAACTTTTGATGGCTGCATCTTACCTACAATCGGCAGAATAGACTTTGAAGATGAAAACAATTTTGTTGAAATGAAAACAAAACATAGAAAGAAAAATAGACCCAGAAAAGATGGTACATCAAATTATTCATTACCTAAACTAGATGAAGGTTATCTTGGATGGGAAGAACATATTAGCCAGGTGGCGTTTTATTATTTTGCAAATAACGAAAAAAAGAAACCACATTTGTTCGTAATGAATGAGGAAGAATATAGAATTTATAGTCCAGATAATTGCGATGATTTAAAACCAGAAAATTTAAAAAAACATCTTAATAAATTAACCATGGTAGCCAGGCGTAGAGAAAGAGTGATGTCTAATCACGCTGGTAAAACTACTTGGCATCAAGATATTGCTCCAGACTTCAACCACTTTTTTTGGAAAGGTATGGGAGAGCATAGAGACATTGCAATGAAACTATGGGGGTTAGATTGAAAAAAATAAAACCAGATCCATTAGTTATGAATTTACAGCCATGGTTGCTGAACCGATATTTAACGAAACCAAAAAAAAACAATTTAAAACATCGATTGCTCCTTGTAATAATTGTTTTTATCTCCCTCTTTGCGTTGATCGGTTTTGTTAAATATAGCCAGAGTGTCGATGTAGCGATGCACGACAAAGGTTTTAATACAGCAGTATTCTTTTACCTTCATTCAAGCTCTGGCTATGCAAAGGAGCTGCATGGGTAACGTCATAAATTTAATATCTCTTGAAGGTTATCTTAAAAAATTAAAAACAGATGGTGGTATGTGGGAGTTTAAGCCTGGCAAATGGATTATAAAACATTTGGAAGTAGAAGGATTGGCCCAGCATTATAATATAGAAACCCATATTGATTTAGTACATTGTGATTTAGATAAAGATGTAGCTGTAGTCAAAGCAGTTGCTTTACACAAAACTAAAAAATTTATAACACTTGGAGAAGCCTCTCCTAAAAATAACCAGTTTGATTATCCAGTAGCGATTGCAGAAAAAAGAGCTGTGGATAGAGCCATATTAAAAGCATTAGGTATTCACGGCAACGTCTATTCAGATCAAGAAATGCCAAATGAAAAACCAAACAACAATGAGAATACGGGTATCAAGTTAAGTCATGCAGACGTAGTTTTAGAAAGAATTAAAACTGTAACCCACCAAGCGAATTTAGAGCAGTTAAAAAGTCAAAATAAAAAATTTTTAACAGAGCTTAAAATAAAAAATTTACCTAGGTTTGAAGAATTAAAAAAAGCCTTTGTAGATAGAAACCAGCAATTAACAAAAGGATAAATATATATGGCTGATTTTAAGAAACCACAAGATCCAAACTGGGTGGCTACATTTAGTTTGAAACGTAACGCAGACAAAAATCCGCAAGATCCATCTACTAACAATAGACCAGATCTAGTCTTAACAGATAGCGATAAAGTAAATGCTAAAACCAATAAACCTTATAGAAAAAATTTTACTATAGATGGTGTTTGGATGGAAGCATCTGCTTATATCCAGGAAGATAAATCTTTAAAGATTACTATCAAGAAAACGGGTACTGGTAACGGAGCCGCAGCTCAACCAGCAG